ATTATATTTAAGCACAATGGGTCTTATGAAATTAGAATTTTCCAATAATGGGATTTCTAGTAATTACTTTATGGTAAGAAGAGCAGAAACAGAATTTTAATATATGTATATTCAACAAAACCATCACTTTAGGGAGCTAAGTTTTGTTAAGTTTAACCCGCTGATCGAAAGACAGCACAAATAAATAAATGATATGAGTACATTATTCAATGAACACACACCAACACCCTTCGATATTTTATATCGAAATCTTTTCAAAGCAGATGAGCAATTCGCTCCTGCATTAAATTCAAAACAACCCCATCCTTTAGACATTTATTACAATCAAGAAGGTCTTCACTTCGAGATTGCATGTACAGGTCTTACTAAAGAAGATATTTCAATTGAAGTAGAATCTGATGTATTAAGGATATCTTATGATAAACCAAAAGATGAAATCCCGGAAGATTTGTCAGGTTATATTTATCATGGTTTAAGTAGAAAGTCATTTAATTTAGGATATAAAATTGCCCCTAAATTTGATCTGACTAAAATCGACGCTGAAATGGAAAATGGATTATTAAAAATTTCATTGCCCATTACCAAAGAAGCAAAACCAAAAGCAATTAAAATTAAGTAACCAAATGCTCCCTAAAGTTTGGTTTATTGAATAAGAATTTGTATATTCCCGTTATAAAAATAAAAGCAAAATGAGTTATACTATTATTAAAGACCCGGCACTAGGGCGATTCCACATTTCAAAAGATGCGTATTGTTACACAGTAGTTGAAACTATTACTCCTGAAGAAAAGAACCTTGAAAAAGGATCTGAAGGAAAAGCATATGAAAAGCCTGTAGGGCATTATGGAAAATTATCACATGCATTAGCTAAAATAGCTAAAGGAAAAGTTGATAGAAAAACTGAGTACTCTTCAGTTATGTCCTATATCAAGGAATATGAAAAAGAAAGAGAATTAATGAATGAATTATTAAATAAATTAGAAATATGAAATTAGAAGCCTTATTTGATGCGGTTATCGTAAAACCCTTAGAAGAAGAAGAAACAATGTATGGGAATATAGTTGTCCCAGACTTAGGAAAAGACAAAAATGAATCAGGTACTGTAGTAGCTGTTGGTCCTGGTAAACCCACCGTAACAGGAGAATTTATTTCAACTATAGTTCAAGAAGGTGATGTAGTAATTCTACCAACAATGGGATTTACTAAACTAGAACATGATGGTGAAGAATATTTTGTAGGACCAGAAAACCAAATTTTAGCAAAAATAAAACCCTAATAATTATGCCCGTAGATTTAAGAAAAGAAATTACATTTGGAGCTGAAGCTCGAAAAGAACTAATGGAAGGTATTGATACTTTAGCTGATGCTGTAGTAAGTACCTTAGGACCTAATGGTCGAAATGTATTAATTGATAACTCACCAGCACTCCCAATGTCGACTAAAGATGGTGTTACCGTTGCTAAAAGTATTGTAGTAGATGGAAAAACAAAAGATTTAGGAGTGCAAGTAGTAAAAGCAGCTGCTATGAAAACAGCAGATAAAGCTGGTGATGGTACTACTACTTCTACTTTATTAGCTCGTGAAATGATCAAAGCCGGTCTTTCACATCTTAATAATGGAGCTAATGCTGTAGAAATTAAACGAGGTATTGATACTGCAGTAAAACAAGTAATTGAAACTTTAAGAGAAAATGCTGAAGATATTTCCTCTGAAGACCAATTAGAACAAATTGCTACTATTTCAGCTAACAATGATCCAGAAGTAGGTAAATTAATTGCTACAGCTATGGAGAAAGTAGGTCGAGATGGTGTTGTTCATATTGATGATAGCACTACAGGTGAAACTTATCTTGAAACTGTAGAAGGAATGCAATTTGAAAAAGGATATAAGTCTCATTTCTTTGTTACTGATAATAATACAATGACTTGTAAACTTGAAGATTGTTATGTCTTAATTGCAAATCATAAATTTACTCAAGTAAAAGAATTGCTCCCAATTTTAGAACAAGTATCAGCTACTAATAAATCATTATTAATTATTGCAGATGATATTGATAATGAAGCACTTGCAACTTTAATTGTTAATAAAGCTCGAGGTACACTTAAGGTATGTGCTGTAAAAGCACCTGATTTTGGTGAGCGTCGTAAATTAATCCTTGATGATATTGCTATCTTAACTGGTGGGCAGGTATTTGATACTGAAAAAGGAATGAAAATTGATAAATTTACTTGGGATTGGTTTGGTCAAGCTCGTGCTGTAACTGTTGAAAAAGATAGTACTACTATTGTAGATGGTAAAGGAACTGAAGAAGCAATTGAAAGTAGAGTTGAAGAACTTCAATACCAAATTGATAATGCTGATACAGCATATGCTATAGAACAATTACAAAATCGATTAGCTAAAATGGTTGGTGGTGTTTCTATTATTCATGTAGGTGGTCATAATGAAACCGAAATGCAAGAAAAGAAAGATCGTGTAGATGATGCTTTACATGCTACTAAAGCTGCTTTACAAGAAGGTATTGTACCTGGTGGTGGTGCTGCTTTACTTTATGCTCGTGGTTCTATTGATACTTCAACTATGGGGGGTCAAATAGTTCATGAAGCTTGTGGTAAACCATTTGAACAAATCCTTGTTAATGCTGGTTATGATTCTACAAATGCTCAAATGATTGGAAAATACCAATTAATAGAATCTGGTAATAGTATTTGGGCCGGGTTTGATCTTAAAACTGAGGAAGTTGTAGATATGAAAAAATCAGGAATTATTGACCCAGCAAAAGTTACTCGTACAGCTCTTGAAAATGCAGCAGCAGTAGCAGGAACATTACTTTTAACAGAATGTACTATTGTAGCTCATCCAGATCAAGAAGTACCAACCCCTGATGCAATGTATTAATTATGGAAAAAAAGATTGTAGAACATAACGAATTAATAGCAACTAGAGTACCCCCAGGTGACCGTTGGTCACTTGTGGGGGATCCTAAAAAAGAAGTATTTAAAACTTTAACTGATACTTTAGAAGCCTTTCTTACCCAAACAGGTTTCCAAGGTGCTTATAGGTTAGATCCTATAAATAGTAAATTATATGCTATACAATCTCATGAAGAAAAAATAGTTAAAGAACAACCTAAAATGTATTCATTGTATGGAGAATTTAAACAAGGAATATGAGGGATTCTATAAGAGTAAATGACTATGATTTTTTATTAGGCGAACAAATTACTTATAGAGAAAAAAAATACACAATAGATGGAACTTGGCGTGTCTTAGGCAAAGAAAGTTTGTATATTGCGTTATTGAAAAATGGGTCATGGGTAAATATTCCTGCACCCGAAGTTATAAAAATATACATAAATGAAAGATCACTCGTTACTAGTTGAGAAATATCGCTCACAAAACTTAGATGAATATGTTGGTAATGAACGTATCAAGAAAACCATCTCACAGTATTTAGGTCAAAATGATATCCAAAATCTTATATTCTATGGACCCGCAGGTACAGGTAAAACAACTCTTGCTAAGCTCATTATTAAAAATCTCGATTGTGATTATCTGTATATTAATGCCTCGGATGAACGTGGTATTGAAACGATTAGAGATAAAGTATCAGGATTTGCTTCAGCAGCTAGCTTTAAACCACTTAAGGTGGTCATTTTGGATGAAGCTGATTTTCTTACTATTCAGGCGCAAGCTTCTCTCCGCAATGTCATCGAAACGTTTTCTCGTACGACTAGGTTTATCTTAACGTGTAATTATGTAGAGCGCATTATTGATCCACTTCAATCACGTTGTCAAGTACTTAAAATTGTACCCCCCTCAAAGCAAGATATAGCATACCATCTTATGGATGTTTTTAAAAGTGAAGAGATAGAATGTGGTGCAGAAGATTTAAAAACTATCATTAACCAGCATTATCCCGATATTCGTAAAATGCTTAATACTATTCAGTTATCTACCCAAGATGGTGAAGTAGTAATTGATAAGTCAGTACTTGTATCTTCTAACTACATGACTCAAGTAATTAAAGAATTAAAAAATGCTAAACCGAATTGGAGAACTATTAGACAAATTATCGTTAATGCAAATGTTAATGATTTTGAGGAATTTTATCGTTATTTGTTTGATAATGCTTCTGTATACGCAGATGGAAACGAAGGAATGGTTGCTATTTATATCAATGAGTATAGCTATCAGTCTAATTTCCGTATTGATAAAGAAATTAATGTGATGGCACTCATCCAAAAATTAATAGAGTTAAAATGAAAAAGTTCTTAACATTTCTTGTAATTTGGATTAGCCAAAACATGGCAATACCTTTCTGGATGATAGGACACGTTCATTTAAGTTTAAATGTATATCAAGACGTACACGAAATAATCGCTAGTGTAGGTATGAATATTTTAGTAGCGATTGGATTTTATTTAGATTATAAACAAAACAAATAAATAAATTATGGAACAACAACAACAAATGGCCCCCAACATTGACTTGAACAACACTCAAGCAATTGAAACACCTGAAGGTAACAAAGTATTTAATCAAGGAGTATTACTTCGTAAAGTATCTAAATTTGTAGTAGGTGCAGAAGAAGATGCAGTACTACCAATCCCTGTATTTTATGATCCTCAAACGGGTAAAATTTTAGAAAGTACTATTCCGTTGGAACTAAGAGAAGAGTACAAGAATGACATTATTTGATTGGTTAAATGAAATAACAGTTAAGAAAACACACCCTGATGAGTTTTCACAAGAATCATGGGATAAGTGGAATTCTTACATGATACATAGATATTTATCTATGAATATGGGTTACATTGACATTGTAAATTATGTCCAAAAGATGAACCCCCAAAGTAAGAAAGAAATTTATACAATCTACCGTGAAATGATTCCAAAGAAAAAACTCTGGCTAAAGTACATTAAAAACGAAAATAAAAAAAATTATCAAGAACTAGCTGAATATGTAGCTGAAAACTTTGAATGTAGTTTAGGTGAAGCAGATCATTATATTGATATTTTACAAGAAACGGGCTTAAGAGGAATTCTTTGGAAAATGGGAGTGAATGAAGAAGAAGCAGATAAAATGATAAAAAAAGCAAAGTTATGAGTAAATTAAGAGACATGCTTTATACTTCAGCAATAGCTGATAAAGCAAAAGCACTATTATCTTTAGAGTTACTAGAAAAAAATCCAGCAGGAATTGGAGATCATTCAACAGAAGATTTCTATAAAAATGCTGAAGAAGCACTTGCTATGTTAGCGGATGCTGATGAGAGATTAGAAACAATAGAAAAATATTTAGACCAAAAACAAGTTATTTAAAATGTCAGAACCAGTTGTAGAATACCAAATAAATGGCAGCCCCAAAGCTGTAAGTGATTTTGAAAAATTATATCCTGAATTAGCAGAAGAATTCCAAGTAATTCAAAAAGAACAATATGAGTTATTTGCTGCTAAAATGATGGATTATGGTTTATCTAATATTTCTTTAGGTTCAGATTTATCTACTAAAGAAGATAGAGATTTATCACTTACTGGAATTTGGCTTCGCTGTAATGATAAAATCAATCGTTTAAAAAATATGCTAAAACGTCATGGTAGGAATTACGTTAAAGGTGAAGCAATGATTGATAGTTTTATAGACATCTCTAATTATGGCATTATTGCAATGCTTGTACTTAAAGGGAAATGGAAATAATTTGGACAAATCCATATCTATATTAATTCCCAGTAAAAATAGACCCAAATCACTACAGGATCTTTGTAATTCCCTTTTTGATAATGCTGAAAATCCTGATAAGATAGAAGTATTAGTTTATTTTGATTTTGATGATCAACATCTTCAAGAAAATTTAAATTATTTTAAAGAACTCAATTCTAAGTATTTAAATTCCTCTAAAGTTATAGTTGGTCCTAAACTTATTTTAAGTGATTATCCTAATAAACTTCTTAAAATAGCATCTTCGGATATTTTTATGAATTTAGGAGATGATATGAGGTGTAAAACACCAAATTGGGATACTGCTATTATAAATGCTATGGAGGAGTATGAAGATAAAATAACATTTGTTCATTTTGATGATGGTTATTGGGGACCTGAATTAGCAACTCATCATGTAATTCATAGAAAATGTGTAGAATGTTTAGGATATTTTTACCCTCCTATTTTTGATTTTGGTTATGGTGATACTTGGATGTTTGAAGTAGCTAAAAATGTAGGAAGGGCTGTATATTTACCTATATTATTTGAACACCTACATTACAGTCTTGGGAAAAGTAAATTTGACCAAACATACAAAGATAAATTAGATTCTAACCCTAATGAAATTTATGGTGATTTATTTAGAGCAACTGAATATCTTAGAGATATGGATGTTCAAAAATTAAAAAATTATATTAAAAGTTTTGGCTAAAAAGAAAAAAATACCACAAATCGTTAAAGATATAAGATCTTTTAAACCTGATGAGATTAATTATGCTTATCAAAAAAATGTATCTTATTCTCAGTTTTCAATGTACACAGGTTGTCCTAAAAAATGGTCTCTACAGTATAAAGAAGGCATTAAAGAATTTACTTCTACTATCCATACAGTATTTGGAACAGCTTTACATGAAGTTCTTCAACATTATTTAGATGTAATGTATGAGCAAAGTGCAGCTGCGGCTGATAGAGAAAATCTTGTAGAAATGTTTGAAAATTCTTTACGAGAAGAATATAAAATCCAATATAAAAAAAATAAAAACCAACATTTCAGCTCATCTGAAGAACTAAGAGAGTTTTTTGATGATGGGGTAGAAATAATAAGAACATTCGCAAAAAAACGTAGCCAGTATTTTAGCAAAAGAGGATGGTATTTGGTGGGGTGTGAGGTACCTATTATGATAATGCCTAATAGACGTTATAATAACATTATATACCAAGGCTATTTGGATGTAGTAATGTACCATGAACCCACTAATTCATTTAAAATTATTGATATTAAAACATCAACTAAGGGATGGAATGATTATGCTAAAAAAGATGAAATTAAACAATTTCAATTAATTCTTTATAAAAAGTTCTTTTCAGAACAATTTGGAATCCCAATAGAAAATATTGATATTGAGTTCTTCATAGTAAAACGAAAAGTTTTTGATCATCCTGATTTTGTAATTCCTAGAATTCAAACTTTTAAACCAGCATCAGGAAAGGTTAAATTAAATAAAGCAACAAAGGCATTAAACGAATTTATAGAAGAAGCATTTGATAGAAATGGATATAAAGACAAAACCCACAAACCAAACCCATCAAAGTGGAATTGTACCTTCTGCCCATTTAAGGATAATCATAAATTATGTCCGGATTCTTTTTGAATCCATACATACGTATAGACAAATATAATAAATAAAAATTATGGCAAATCGAGAAATGACATTAACAAGTGTAAAAATTCAAAGTGATTTATTTGAAAATTTTAAAATTGAGTGCGTGAAACGTAAGTTTTCTTTCCAAAAGCTTGCTGATCGAGCAATTTATTTGTATCTTACAGATGAAGATTTTAGAAAACAAATTACAAACCACACTAATTTAGAATTAGAAGATTAATTAAAATTAAACAATGAAAGAAGGTTATATTAAACCAGAAGATAGAAAAAAAATTCTACTTCTGACGGATGACATTAGAGTTCATTCAGGAGTTGCTCAAATTGGTCGTGAAATGGTTATTAACACCTCTCATAGATATAATTGGGTTCAAATAGCAGGTGCAATCAAACATCCTGATAAAGGAACAAGACATGATTTATCTGAAGATAATAATTCAAAAGCAGGAATTGATGATTCATCTGTAATTTTATACCCCACAGATGGTTATGGTACCCCAGATCTTTTACGCCAAATTATTAAATTAGAAAACCCGGATGCAATCTTTTTAATTACGGATCCAAGGTATTTTACCTGGTTGTTCCAAATGGAAAACGAAATTCGTAAAAGTATTCCAATTACATATCTTAATATTTGGGATGATCTTCCAGCTCCAATGTATAATAAAGAGTATTATGAGTCTTGTGATGCTTTGTTTGGTATTTCAAAACAAACAAAAACTATTAATGAGATTGTATTAGGAGATAAAGCAAAAGATAAAGTTATTAAATATGTACCCCATGGTTTAAATAATAATAATTTTAGAATTCTAGAAGAACAAGACCAAGATATTGAAAAATTTAGAAAATATCTTAGTAGAGGTAAAGAATATGATTTTATGCTTTTATTCAATTCAAGAAATATTAGACGAAAATCAATCCCTGATACTATTTTAGCTTGGAAATTATTTCTTGATCAACTCCCAAAAGAAAAAGCAGAAAAATGTCTTTTAGTTTTACATACTGAACCTGTTTCAGATGCAGGAACTGATCTTCCAGCAGTAGTAGAATATTTTTTCCCAGAAAATGATACAAATGTAGTTATTTCAAGTGAAAAATTACCTACTGAACAAATGAATTTGTTATACAATAGTGTAGATGGTGTAATTTTATTATCTTCAGCTGAAGGGTGGGGATTATCCCTTACAGAATCTTTATTAACAGGTACCCCATTTATTGCTAATGTAACAGGTGGAATGCAAGATCAAATGCGTTTTGAAGATGAAAATGGTAATTGGGTTAACTTAGATGCTAATTTCCCTTCTAACCATAGAGGTACTTATAAAAAACATGGAAAATGGGTATTACCTGTTTACCCCTCAAATTCATCAATTGTAGGATCCCCAGCAACTCCTTATATCTTTGATAGCAGATGTAAAGCAGAAGATGCTACTGATCGTATTATGGAATTGTATAATATGAGTAGTGAAGAAAGAAAGGAAATTGGTAAAGCTGGTAGAGATTGGGCTATATCTGATGAGGCTGGTTTTACATCCAAAGGAATGTCTGAACGTATTATTGAGGGGATGGATGAATTATTTGATACTTGGAAACCAAGAGAAAAATTTGAATTCCTAAAAGATACAGATTATCAACCAAGAGTTTTAAAACATAAATTAATTTATTAATGAAAAATACATTTTACATAAGCTGCCCAGTTGATACCTATTCAGGTTATGGTGCTCGATCTAGAGATTTTGTCAAAGCTCTTATTGAATTAGATAAATATGATGTGAGAATTGTACCCCAAAGATGGGGATCAACTCCTATGAATTTTATTGAAGATCACAATGAAGAATGGGGATTTTTAAAAGAACATTTTTCACCCCCTCAATTAACAGAAAAACCTAATATTTGGTGTCAAATTACTGTCCCTAATGAATTCCAACCTGTTGGAGATTATAATATTGGTCTAACAGCTGGAATTGAAACTACTGCCTGTACCCATACTTGGATTGAAGGGTGTAATAGAATGGATCTAATTTTAACATCTTCGGAACATTCAAAAAATGTATTTAAAAATACTACTTTTTCAGGAGAAGATAAACAAGGAAATAAAAAAACAACTCTTAAATTAGAAGTTCCAATTGAAGTGCTTCTAGAAGGAGCTAATTTAGATGTTTATAAGCCTTTAAATACTCCTATGACTAATAATGAGTTATATAAATCAATAGATTCAATTCCTGAGTCATTTGCCTTTTTATTTGTAGGTCATTGGATGCAGGGAGATTTAGGTCAAGATAGAAAAAATGTAGGTTTATTAATTAAAGCATTTTATGAATTATTTAAAAATAAAACTAAAAAACCAGCATTAATTTTAAAAACATCCCAAGGTGGAGCTTCTTATATGGATAGAAGAGAGGTTCAACGTAAAATTGAAGCTATAAAAAAGACCCTCCCAACCAAGAATTTACCTAACATTTATTTACTACACGGAGAATTTTCAGATGAAGAAATGAATGAGTTGTATAACCATAAAAAAGTAAAAGCTATGGTTAGTCTAACTAAAGGGGAAGGATTTGGTAGACCTTTACTTGAATTTAGTTTAACTAATAAACCTATTATTACTACAGGTTGGTCAGGTCATGTTGATTTCTTAAAACCTGAGTTTACTGCTTTGGTAGGAGGAAAACTATCTAATGTCCACCCATCTGCAGCTAATGACTTTTTACTAAAAGAAGCACAATGGTTTGATGCTGATCATGGTCATGTAGGTCATTTTATAAATGATTTTTATAGCAATTATAAGGAATGGAAAGTAAAAGGTAAACGCCAAGGTTTTTACAGTAGAACTAAATTTGGATTTGAAAATATGAAAACCCAAATAGAAGAATACTTTACAAAATATTTGTCATCAATACCTGAACAGGTAGAATTACAGATGCCTAATTTAAATGAGATTAAATTACCAAAAAGAAAAAAAGTAAATGGATAACTTAACAATATGTCCTAGATGTGGGAGTGATGCTTGTTACGTACAAGTAGTAAACCAAGATATTAAAAATTACCAATGTATGGGGTGTGGTTTTGTAACTAACTCCCTTATGAAAAAAGATTCTCAATTTTTAGAAGAACAAATGGAATTACTCCCTAATTTATATAAAGAATTATTAGGTGAAGATGATGATGGTTTGATTTGGATGCCTGCTACTATTAATTTACCTTCCCAAGGAATGGTATTTGCTAATGGTACAAATGCTGAAAAATGGAATTGGGCAGCAGTAAAATCTGTACCAGTATCAGAAGATGAAAAAGACAAATACCCTATTCCAGGAAAGTCAGGTGAGTTTTATGAGCAAAGAATGGATATGGAAACTCTTAAGGAATTTGAAGAAAAGGATTTTATTGAAGCCTTAGACTATATTGGAATTTTTGATAAACCAGAATAATGAATATAAGTTACGCAATAACAGTATGTGATGAATTCGTTGAAATTCAAAAATTGTTATCTTTTTTATTGAAAAATAAAAGAGTTAATGATGAAGTTGTAGTATTAGTTGATTTAACTAAAAATAGTCCTACATCTGAATTACTGGGATATTTACACAAGTTAAGTTCAAATAATCATATTATACTCTCAGAGCAAAACTTTAATGGGGATTTTGGGAGATGGAAAAATATGTTAAATAGATCATGTAGTGGTGATTACATATTTCAAATCGATGCTGATGAAATGCCTACTGAATATATGATGAAAATCATTCCCCAGATAATAGAATCAAATCCCGTAGATTTAATTAGAGTACCTCGTATTAACACAGTTGAAGGGTTAACAGATGAACATATTCAAAAATGGGGGTGGAATGTTAATGATAAAGGTTGGGTAAATTATCCTGATTATCAGTGGAGAATTTATAAAAATGATCCTAGAATTCAATGGCATGGAGAAGTTCATGAAAAGATAATAGGCCATAGTACTTTTGCTCATTTACCTATGGAAGAATTTGAATTAGCTTTAAGACATGATAAAACAATAACAAAACAAGAAAAACAAAATAACTATTACGACACATTATGAGAAAATATTTACCAACCCTTAGTGAATTAGTGGATAGGCTATCAATTGCCCAACTTAAAGAAGTATTTATTTCTGAACATAAAGAAGAATATGCTCAAGAAATTTCAGATATAGTCCATGATATTCAAGTATTATTAGATGAACAAGATGGTAAAATAACAGCTGAAACTATTCGTGCTGTGGTGGTTTTTTCACAAATGAATCTTCACATATGGCATAATGAATCTAATTACCGTAAAGGTATTAAAGATGGTAATAACCTAGAACTAACCCATGGTTTGAATGGTATTCGTAATACAGCCAAAAACCAAATTCAAGAGGTAGTAGGTGGTCGTAAAGATTATAAAATTGACTGCTTAGCAGCTGAATTTAAAGATTGGGATATTTCATGGTAGTTAAAAGTAATTTTATTATTCCTCAAATTTACTTTAAAGAGATAGAAGAAAAATTTTGGGACCTTCCAATTAGCATTTTCATGGATTATAAACCTGAAGATGAAGAATTGGAAGTAAGTCCAATTAATTTTATGATACTTCATGAACCTAATGAATTTTTTAGAATACATGATTTTGCCTATGACAATTTTGAAAAATTTAATGGTATTTTAACTTATAATAAAACATTACTAGATGTAATTCCTAATGCAACTTCTTTTTCTTGGGGGTTAATTCAATCCGAAGATAAAGAATATTATAATTCATTTAAAAATAAAGAAAAAAAATTTGAAGTATCTTTTTTAAGTGGTGTAAAGAATATGAGTAGTGGTCATCATTTAAGACAACTTGTTTATGGGTTAAAAGATCAAATTACAATACCTACAAAATGGCATAAAGTACTTGATGATTTTGATCATGAACAAAATGTAAGACCAGGGTATACCAATTACTCAAAAAGCATAACCCACATTCCAGATTTTGAAACTCCTGAACAATTCGGAAAAAGAGTTTTATTTGATGAATCTATGTTTCACATAGGTATAGAAAATGTTCAAAATCCTAATTGGTATACTGAAAAAATTGCTCAAGCTTTTGCTACTAAAACAGTTCCTATTTATTGGGGCTGTCCCAATTTAGATGAACTTGGTTATGATTCTAGAGGAATAATTACATTTACTACTCCTGAAGAATTACTTGATATTTTAAATAATTTAACTCCTAAAGATTATTATGATAGATTAGAATATATTAATCATAATTATAATGTTTCTTTGACAGACACCTTTAAAAATAACATATACAGTTTTATAGACAATTTTAAAAAAATAAATAAGTTATGATATTTCCTGAAGTTAAAATTAATCAACCTGACTCATTTGAAGATTTTAGAGGTGAGTTATATACTTTATTCAAACAAGAAAATAGTAATCTAACTTTTAACCATGATAAAGTATCAGTTTCTAGAAAAAATGTATTAAGAGGATTACATGGTGATTCTAAATCTTGGAAGTTGATTACTTGTTTGGCGGGTGAAGTAATGCTTGTAGTTGTAGATAATAGAGAAGAATCACCTAATTATTTAAAATGGGATTCAATTATACTTACAGCTAAAAATCGAAAATCAGTCTTAATCCCCCCAATGTTTGCTAATGGTCATTTAGTATTAAGTGATGAAGCAACATTCTTTTATAAATGGTCTTACCCAGGTAAATATCCTGATGTACAAGATCAATTTACCCTAAAATGGGATTCATTAGGAATTCATTGGCCTATTTCAAATCCTATTTTATCTAAGCGTGATAGTTAACTAAATTTTTATTATATTATGAACATGATGAACATTCCTAAACATTACACAAAAGTTCGAGATGTAAATATTACATCTGAGAAACTTATAGCATTCGAAGATCGAGTAAAGGATGCATATGAAAATGCACAGGTAAACGGACCTGTACATTTATCTAAAAATAACGAAGAAGACTTAATTGATCTCTTCCAATATGTCCATGAAGACGATTGGGTATTATCTGCTTGGAGGAACCATTACCATGCTTTACTACATGGTGTAGATTCTGAAAAGCTATTTAATTGGATTAGTGAAGGTAGAAGTATGGGTACTAATAATCTTAAACCTAACTTTTATGCTTCTTCTATTGTAGGTGGTATTATTCCTATGGCTTTAGGAATTGCTGCTGGTTTAAAACGGTCAAATTCAAATCGTAGAGTTTGGTGTTTTATTGGTGATATGACCATGGAAACCGGGGTATTTTGGGAAGCATATAAATACTCTCAAAATTTTAATTTACCCTTACAATTTGTTGTTGAAGATAACAATTTAAGTGTCCATACACCAACAGATATGGCTTGGGGAAAACGTATGGATGTTCCTGAAAATGTAATTTATTACCAATATGAAATGTCTTACCCACATCATGGGACAGGCAAATGGGTTAACTTTTAATTTAATATCATGAAGTATAGAGACGAATTAGTAAGAGCCATGGAATGGCTTAGCACAAAACCAGATACTGTTTTTACAGGACAAGCTGTTGGTATGAGTGGTCATGCCATTTCAGGGACAATGGAAAAAGTCCCCCAAGATAAAAGAATGGAACTGCCAGTATTTGAAGAAACACAATTAGGGATGGCTACGGGTATGGCTTTGGCAGGTTGGACTCCAATTACAGCATACCCTCGTTTTGACTTTTTTATCTTATCCCTTAATCAATTGGTTAACCATTTAGATAAAATTCAAGATATGTCTAAAGGAGATATGAAACCTAAAGTTATTATTCGTGTAGCTGTAGGATCAAAAGTTCCATTTAGTGCAGGTCCTCAACACACTCAAAACCATACTGAAGCAATGCGTAAAATGCTTACTGAAGTAGAAGTGGTAGAATTAATGGAACCCGAAGATATTTTCCCTGCTTTTGAAAAAGCATATAATAATGATAAATCAACTTTAATTATTGAACATAGCGAATTTTATGGCAGCAAATAGATTTACATGGCCTCTTATCAATGATAATATCACTCAAAGTGATAGAGAAATTTTAGCAGATTTTTGTCTAAATGGTGAACGTTTTACAAATGGACCTAAAGTAAAAGAATTTGAAAAGATATGGTCTGAATGGTTAGGTGTAAAACACTCAGTAATGGTTAATTCTGGAGCATCCGGAAATTATATTTCCATTGCTATGGTAAAAGAATTAATGGGTACAGGTGAGGTTATCGTACCCCCTATTGGTTGGGTAAGTGATATCTCCTCAGTAGCACAATTAGGTATGACACCTGTATTTGTAGATGTTTCACTTAATGATTTTAATATTACAGCTGAAAACATTAAAAGAGCTATTACTAAAGATACTAAAGCAATTGTACTAGTACATACTTTAGGATTTCCAGCAATCAACGATGAGATTATTCAATTAGCTAAAGAAAACAATATTATGTTAATTGAAGATTGTTGTGAAGCTCATGGTGCTACTTATAAAGATCAACGTGTAGGTTCATTTGGGGACATTTCATTATTTTCATTTTATTTTGGACACCACATCACTACTATTGAAGGTGGTACAGTTTGTGTAAATGATGATAAATTACATGATTTAGCTAAATTATTTCGTTCTCATGGGATGACACGTGAAGCATCCCCTGAATTGCAACGTGATTATAAACTAATGTACCCTAACTTAAATCCATTGTTTACTTTCGCTGTAGCTGGGTTTAATATGCGTTCAAGCGAATTAAATGCAGTACTTGGCATTGAACAGATGAAGCGCTTAGACTACAATATAGAACGAAGACAAGAAAATCTTGATATTTGGTTAGACAATCTTGATGGTTCTAAATTTATTACTTCTTTTAGAAGACAAGGAAATAGTAATTTTGCTTTACCTCTTATGATGCAAGGAGCAAATAGAGAAAAACTATGTGATGTGTGTGGAATTTTAGAAAAAGAAGGAGTAGAATACCGTTTAGGTACTGCTGGTGGTGGAAGTCAAGCACGTCAACCATACTTAAAAAAGTTCAAACATAAAATTAATGGTAAATTAGCCCAAGCAAATTATATCCATGATAATGCTTTGTATGTAGGTAATCATACAGACTTAAATGAAGAACAAATTATCAACCTTTGTAAAAAATTAAATAATGTTTAAAAATCAAAAAGTTTTAGTAACTGGTGGCGGTGGAAT